ATATAGGATAATACAAATAATAACTTGGAGCAGGAACTACACCATTGATGTATTGTGCATTATTTAGAGTTACACCTATTACATAATTAGTTGCCGATATGCTTAACTCCGCTACGTTATTCAAGTATGTCAACTGAACTGGGGGACCGTAGTTAAACCCAACACAACGTGATGGAATAACTCCTAACTTCAATCCGCTTATGATAATACCATCAACGCAATCAGGAAGTAAGTACTTCGTGTTACCTTGTGTTCCATCAACCCCTAAGTGCATATTATCTGTCTTGGTATGCTCAATGGATATACCATAACCTAAGAAGTAAGGTGATTCGGCAAGTACCGACATCAACTCAGCATAGATAGGATATAGTATCGGTGTGTAATTATCTACTTCTCTGTCCTCACTCTCTTTTGTGGGTGTAGATGGCGTTACAATCACCAATGTCAATGATACTTCAACTAAATCCGTGTTGGCTTTATACTTCTCATCAAAGTTGCGTAATAGTGCAACAAGAGGATACTTTACGTCATCAAATGAACGCACTTGAGATTCCTTACTCAGCCTTTCCATTAGCTTAATCCAAGTCTCGCACTTAAATGATACTCTTGGAATATCAAGCGTTGCATCAGACGTTAAATTAACTTCTACCTCGCTAACAATCGCCTTCATTAATGAAGGTATAGATACTGGAAGTGAAGTATAGGTTGCTCCCATTAGATGCCGAATGTATTAATCTTTCTGAATAGATTTACAAACTCTTGAGACCTTGCGTAATAATCGTTGCCTATCCAAGATGGATATATGTCTTGATTAGCGTATAAAAATCCGTATAGCTTGATATTAAAATCAACCATCTCATTCCAAGCACTACACATTGGAATCTCAGGAGAGACACGAGTAGCGTTTTCCGCTACCGTGTTCACCTGACCAATTCCTGTTGTTTGTTGTGCGTTGTTTTTCAACAACTGATAATAAATATAATTCGCTATTGGATTCGTACCAACCGATGTAAACCCATACCATTTCTCCGTGCGACCTGTCCAAACATCAGTATAGGTAACCCCATCTCTGATATTTTTGTAGATAGTCGTATTAGTTAATAAACCATTCTCAAATAAATCATATAACTCGTAACCAAGTATATATTGCAAATACTCAGGTTCATATTTAATAATGAACGCAGTAGCTTTTGCACCTTCTACGGTTGCTTGTGAAGTTACATTAGGTAAATAAATATTACCTGCGAAATGATTTAATTGAGTTATTTGGCTCATACTATCGTGTAAATGGAATTAGTTTGACATTGTAAACCCTCGTAGATTGAGTACCTGTTGAAACAAGTTTTAAACGAATATAAGTTACTCTTGGAGAGTTTACTGAATTAAGTACAGTATAAGCGTATTTAGTAGTACCTCCCATTGAACTTATATAGTTTACTGCATTGGCACAATTACCTACTGCATATGTCAATGAATCGCAGTTCTTACCATCAGTACCAGGATTACCACCTAAATTAAACCAAGTTGTACCATCGTAACTTCCTTGAAGAATAATATTACCAGGAGTTACTGTTCCTGAAATAGTATCTAATGTAAAGTATACCGTATAGTTACAAGACGTGTATTTATTCAATGAACCTGATGGCGCATTAAAAAAAGTAGTTTCACTATTGTCCAACGTATCTGTTGTACTTGTAGTAATACCACTTTGTAAAGCGGTAGACTTATACATTGTAATTTGCGCTTGTGTGTCGTTGCAACTGAAGAGCGCAGCCATCAGTAATATGATTCCTAATTTTTTCATTTATTTGTTTTTTAAATAGGCAAAACCTTTAGTAATTAAAATAGTAGCTATGTCGGATGATACCTTATACTCCTTATCCTTGACAAGTCCACCTAAACCTAATCCGATGATTGTTTGGTCTCCTTTTAAGATAGGAAGTTCTACGATTGGTTGTTGTTCTTCAACGATAGGAGTATCCAATACATCCAATTCTTCTATTACTTTATTTACTTTAGATTTTGCCATTGTTATTTAATTTATGCGATTGAAGTTAAAGCTGCGATAGCTGTTGCGAAATCACCATATACAATTGCACCTGTGTCGTTAGCAGATGCAAACTGAACAAGACGTGCCTCAACGATAAGTGTCATCAAGTTATTGATTGGATCATCACCTGATGGAGTTAAACGGATGTTCAAGTTTTCTCTGAACAATACATTCAATGTAGTCATATCACCACCTAAGTAATAACCTGTTGTAATGGCAGGAGTAGCATATACATTCATACCTGCGATGTTCAACGTACGGTTCATACCGCCAATAGACCAATCCATATAATCTTTGTATAATGGTTCGCCTGTTGATGATTTCAATCCGAAGATTTTGTTCAATGTATCAGGGTGAACGAAGATTGCGTTAGGTGTACCGAAAGCAAGACCTGTTTGGTTTGCTACTGCATTGATGACATCAATTTCGTTAGCGTAAGGAATGCTATTAGCTAAACCACCTGCTGCGAATGAACTTGCCCATTGTGTAGCACCTTTGATTTGTGGAGTTGAACCTGTACCTGAGAATAATTGATTCTCGATAACAACGCTAACACGCTTCAACATAGAGTTTTGGATGAAACTTGTCAATTGTGGCAAGTCAGCCAACATCTCAGTAGAAACTTTAGAATAAACGGCAATTTTTTCTACTTTCTGAGTTTTCTCCAAATAGAGAACAGAAATCATAGTTTTTGTTGATGCTTCAGCAATCATTACAGGAACACCATCTTCAGTAGTTTCTTCAATCCACATTGCATATCGTGTATTGATTGTACCTGTTGTAACTGATTGTAGATACTGCTCTGGTCTGCGTCTGATAGGACTAACAATACCAGTATTTTGCGTCAAGCTATTATAAGTACCTGTTGACAAGATAGTATTAGCTTCCGTTATGTTAGTTGTAGAAACAGCACCTTTAACTTCAAACTCTAAATCTTGACCTTTACGAAGACCGCCTTGTGAACGTACTTCTTCAAGTGTAGATGATTGTGCTTCCAATGCTGCTTTCAAAGATTCTGCAAAAGTAGCAGGTTCTGCATTAGGAACTAACTTACTTGCTTCGATACGGCTAATAGCCAATCCTTGCGCTTGTAATGTCTTAGCCATAGCTTTGATAGTCTCTTGCTCTTTAAGTTGCGCAAGGGCATCTTCTAAGGCTTTAGCGGTAGCTTCTTCGTTCTCCGAAGTTTGTTTAGCTAATGCTGAATCAATTTGAGACTTTACTGTTCTCATCAGGGTCTTTTCAGTTTCAGGCAAATCTTTAATGCTTTCTTCAAACTGGGCTAGTATAGCAGCGTCTTGTGCTGCCTTTTCTACTTTTGTCATTTTAAATGAATTTAATTTTTGAATAATCTTTGTTTCGTTCCGTTTGAGTGACCGTAGCCGGCTCTATAATAGTCTGAGTGACTTTAGTCGGCTCAGTATATATTCTTGTTGCATCGTTACTACCACCTGCAATAACCATACTTCCTTCCTTGTGTATCTTCAACTCTTCTACACCAAAGAAGTATCCTTGTTCCTTTACTACATCAGCGTTCGCAATCTCGCCTATGCGACTATCGTAGTACCTCTTGTTCTCTGCATACATCTTATCCATTGAATCTATACCCATCTGCACCTTAACGTACTGCATACGGATACTATTCTCCAACTCTGGATCGGATTCAATCATATCTAACGCTAACTGATTCGTAATCTTAGCCTTATCTATGGCAAAGACTAACGCTTCCGTCTGACCTTGATACTCCTTACCTACGATAGACCAATCAACAGGTTCAACCATCATCTCTACGTTCTTCTTCGATGCAATGATGCCTGATAGAGATAGGTTATGGTCGGCACAATAGTAAACCTTACCTTGTTGTTCCTTAACTGTCTTAGTGAAACAACCATCAAAGTGAACGTCATCGTGGCTATCCATATACCTTGTAGTACTGATGATAGGATAGATATAGTTCTCCTTAGTTGCGAATCCTATGCCCTTAGTGGCTTCCTTAGTGTTGTGCGACTTGCCAATCGTAGTAGACTTATCACAACCCTTATATACGTTAGCCGTCTTGAACTCAATGATGTCCATCTCGGAATCCTTCAATGCCTTAAACAACTCCTCTTTGGAAGTGAACGTGCGTGATGGGAAATAGTGTGACTTAATCATTTTAATATCGTTTTATGCT